CAACGCTCTGGTGAACTACCACGTATTCCAAAGGATCTTGTTAAGCCAACCATTGTGGCTGGTATTAATGCCTTAGGTCGTGGTCAAGATCGTGAAGCATTGACGACTTTCCTTGGCACCATTGCCCAAGCATTAGGTCCAGATGCTTTGCTGAAGTTCATCAATGTAGATGAAGCGATTAAACGCCTCGCTGCAGCTCAGGGTATTGATGTGTTGAACCTTGTTAAATCAATGGATCAACAACAACAAGAAAGAGAATCTGCACAACAACAGCAGCAACAAATGATGATGATGCAACAGGCACCTCAGCTACTGAAGGCACCTATTGCTGACCCGTCTAAGAACCCCAATGCCGAACAAGCCATCGCGTCCGTAATGGGCGGTGGTCAACAGGCTTCACCTCCCATGCCCCCAACTTCTAATGGCTGAAACACTTTCTTACGATCCCACACCTGATGCTGAGGTGATGTCTTCCATCGAATCTGATGAGGCAGAGTCCTTAGCTATTGGTACGGAACTAGAAGCTGACCACGAAGCTCTGCTTGCTGGTAAATACCAGAATGCTGAAGAGCTTGAACAAGCATATCTTGAACTTCAACGAAAGCTTGGATCTAATGATGAGCTTAATGAAGAGGTTGAGTATGACGAAGAAGAAGCAACTGATGAAGATGACACGGACGAAAGCGAAGATCCATCCGTTGACTTTCTATTTAATGTCAACGCTGAATTTGCTAAGAACGGTGAACTAAGTGAAGAGACATGGGAGCAATTCTCTAACTTCCCTTCTGCTCGTGACTTAGCAGAATCTTATTATCGCTATCAACAGCAACATGAGTCTGCAGCACCTACTGCTGTTGAGTTATCGACAGCTGATGTGGGTCAAATCCAGAATGCGGTTGGTGGGCCTGCTGCCTATCAGCAACTTACTGGTTGGGCTGCTGACAACTTTGCTCCTGCTGAAATCGAAGCATTTGATCAGGTTGTTGAATCTGGAAACATGGGTGCAATTAATCTTGCCCTACAAGCTCTCTATTATCGGTACACAGATGCTATGGGTTACGAAGGTCAAATGATTCAGGGTAAGCCTGCACGTTCACGTGATGTCTTCCAAAGTCAGGCAGAGGTTGTGCGTGCCATGAGTGATCGTAGGTATGACCGTGATCCAGCGTATCGTCAAGAAGTTGGCGAGAAGCTAGGTCGCTCTGACCTTGAGTTCTAATGGCTAAGCCTGGTCTCTATGCAAACATTAACGCCAAGCGTGAACGTATTGCGAAAGGTAGTGGTGAAAAGATGCGTAAGGCAGGTACTGCCGGTGCACCCACTGCAAACCAATTTAAGCAAGCAGCTAAAACTGCTAAGAAAAAGTGATCCATAGGTCCATCATTACTGCGCGTGTATTGGTGGGTATAGAAGCGTTAGCAATATAAAAGTCCTTTGCAAACAAACCATGCTTTCTATTCTAACAACATTGTCAGTGATCACCAGTTGGTACGGACCAGGCTTCAACGGAAGTCTTACTGCTAACGGTGAACGATTCAATCAAAACGGCCTTACTGCAGCGCACAAGACACTACCATTTGGGACCAGACTTAAGGTCTGCTTCAAACGGTGTGCTGTTGTTCGAGTCAATGATCGTGGACCTTACATTCATGGTAGGTCTATTGATTTAAGTAAGGGTGCAGCTGATGCAATTGGTCTCACAAGCTATGGAGTTGGAAGAGTTACTGTGACTCGACTTACTTAACAAACTAAATGATTGGGGGCACCTCAGAGTCGGACCCCCTTTTTCTTTGGCTATAGGCCCGTACGCGGATACCCTTTAGTCGGATGACGGTGGGAGAGACCACAACAATTAGATATAGCTACACATTTTCCAAAGCTTTGGAGAGAACTTTGAATAACACTCTCTCTTATTAAAAGATGACTCAGCAATCCTCCATTAATCCGGCTGCCGTTACTATGCCGGGTGCGTCGAACTCCGCTGGAGATCGTCGCGCACTCTACCTGAAGCTCTTTTCGGGTGAGATGTTTAAGGGCTTTCAAAACAATGCGATTGCCCGTGATTTGGTTCAAAAGCGTACCCTGAAGAACGGCAAGTCTTTGCAGTTCATCTACACTGGACGCACTACCGCTGAGTATCACACTCCCGGTAACAGCATCCTCGGTAACTCCGATGGTGCACCTCCTGTGGCTGAGAAGACCATCACTTGTGATGACCTCCTTGTTAGCTCTGCCTTTGTCTACAAGTTGGACGAAGTGCTTTCTCATTACGATCTGCGTTCTGAAATCAGCCGCAAGATTGGTTATGCTCTCGCTGAGAAGTATGACCGTCTGATCTTCCGTGCCATTGCACGTGGTGCTCGTCAAGTTCACCCTGTCACCAAGGCTAACTTTGTTGAGCCTGGTGGCACCCAGATCCGTGTTGGCACCACGACTAACCAGTCTGATGCCTTTAGTGCTACTGCACTTGTTACCGCTTTCTACGATGCTGCTGCAGCATTGGATGAAAAGGGTGTGAGCATGGATGGTCGGGTGGGTGTACTTAACCCCCGTCAGTACTATGCGCTGATCCAAGCGATTGGTAGCAATGGTCTGATCAACCGTGACGAGCAGGGCGATGCTCTGCAGAACGGTAACGGCATCATCGAGATTGCCGGTATCAAGATCTACAAGTCGATGAACATTCCGTTCCTCGGTAAGTACGGTACTGCCTACGGCGGCACCACTGGTGTCACCTCTCCTACCAATACTGGTTCCTTCATTAGCCCTTCTATTGAAGCTGCTACTGCTAACGACACTGGTATCAAGAACGAGTACGGCGGTGCTGCTGCATTCAACACTTCCTGCGGTCTGATCTTCCAACGTGAAGCTGCTGGTTGTGTTGAGGCCATCGGACCCCAGGTGCAAGTCACCAGTGGCGATGTGTCGGTGATCTATCAGGGCGACGTGATCCTGGGCCGTCTGGCCATGGGTGCTGATTATCTGAACCCTGCTGCAGCTGTTGAGCTGTATGCCGGTAGTGCTACTGCACCTACTTCTTTCTAAGTACTTTGGGGATCCTTAGGGGTCCCCTTTTTTTTTATATCATACAAGATATGCCTGCTCCTACTTATGCTGTGTCCACAGAACTGGATGCTGTAAATCAAATGTTAAGCTCTGTGGGACAGGCACCTGTCACCACACTTGACTTGCAAAATCCTGAAGTAGCAATTGTATTGACTACACTAAGGGAAGTTAATAAGCAAGTTCAATCCGAAGGGTGGGTCTTTAATACTGAACGTAAGTATGTATTGACCCCCGATTCAGTGACAAATGAAATCACTTTCCCAACCAATGCATTGAGCATTGACACTAACTTTAACGAGCATCAGTCTACATACGATCCAGTCCGACGTAATGGCAAACTGTATGATCGGTTAAACCATACGTTTACATGGACAACAGACATCTATGCTGACATTGTTTGGTATGTTGCCTTTGAGGATGTACCACCTATTGTTCAGAACTACATTGTAGCAAGGGCTGCTAGGTTGTCTGCTACCAAGATGATTGGTGACAAAGAGATTACTACGCTTCTTGCTGAACAAGAGGGTCAAACAAAGTCAGCTGCACTTGAGTACGAATGTAACCAAGGTGACTACAGCATATTTGGTTGGCAAGATGGCACCAACTATTACAACAGTTATCAACCTTATACAGCTCTTATGCGATGAGTATTGTTACCCAAAGGATTCCCAACTTTCTACTTGGAATCTCCCAGCAGCCAGATAACCTTAAGTTTCCTGGGCAACTTGTTGAATCAGTCAATACATTCCCAGATTATGCACTAGGTCTACTCAAAAGACCTGGGGGTAAGTTTGTTGCTGAGCTTGCAGATGCTTCACCTACAGGACGTTGGTTTTCAATTCTTCGGGATAGCCTGGAAAAATATGTAGCTCAGTATGCCAACAATAAGTTCCGAGTATGGAGCATTCTTGATGGCTTACCGCGTGTTGTCAACATGGGCACGAACACAGGAGTACCTGGATCATGTAACATCACAAGTCTTAAGACAACACTTACCAACTACTCCACTGCCAAGCTAACTACGAAAGCAAGCCTTGTAACACTTAATGCTGCACAGTCTACCTATGCACAGGTTGAAGCTGGACAGTACACAACAGTAGCTGCATTGCTTGATATTGAGAATGATTATCCTTCTGGAGACATCGTTCAATCAGTTGTTTCTGGTATTTACATCAATGCAAACACAGCAGTAAACCAGTTCATCATTAAGGAAAATGGCACAGTAATTGGAGCCTATAGTTCAGCTCTTGCGTTCCCATCTGGTTATGAGTTTGGTAACAACCGCTCTGCAGAGTATCCGATCCTGGAGCGTGCTGGGTTTTATGTCTATGAGCTGAATAAGACAGTTGTAGCTACACACACATCAGGGCAGCTTGCAACGGCTCTTGCTGCTATGAACACAGCACAGACCAATTACAACACAGCTGTCTCAGATGAGGCTACCAAGAAGGCTCTGTATGACACGCAGGTTACTAATTGTTCCATTAGTACTGTACCGAGTAACGCCTACCTTTTTGGCGCTACAGCAGCTGATATTGAACTGTTGACATTAAACGATTACACCTTTGTTCTGAACAAGCAAAAGGTGACTGCAATGAAGGTTGCTACTACTGCTGCTTTGCCGTTCCAGGCTTTCGTTGTTATTGCTGTTGTGGCATATAACGCTAAGTACACAGTCACCCTCAACGGTACTGACTACACCTACCAGACCCCTACGGATGTTACTGGTGGTGTGGTAGACAGCAACACCATTGCACAGGCCCTAGTGACTGCTATCAACGGTGTAGCGGGCTTTACAGCAACCAAGGTTGGTCCTGGTCTTAAGATTACCAAGAGCACTTCCTTCACAATTTCAACCACAGGTTCAGCTACCGAAGAAGGTATTTATTGCTTCCAAGATAAGATTGATTCAATTGGTAGGTTGCCTAACCAGTGTTCCAACGGATTCAAGGTTAACGTAATAAACACTGCTAACGTCGATGCAGACGATATGTGGGTTGAGTTTGTTACCACCAACAGTGCTGCAGTAGGCCCTGGAGTATGGGAAGAATCAAACGCTCCTGGGATTACCTATCAGTTGGATGAGCTTACAATGCCTCATCAACTTGTAAGACAATCTGATGGTTCGTTTAATTTTGAACCTGTTGTTTGGGAAGATAGGATAGTTGGTGATAATGAGACCAACCCCCTGCCAAGTTTTATTGGGGAAAAAATTACAAGCGTATTCTTCTATCGCAATAGGCTTGGACTGCTTTCTAATGAATCAGTCATTTTAAGTAGGGCTGGTGATTACTTCAACTTCTTTGCTACAACAGCACAGACAGTTTCTGCAGATGATCCCATTGATGTTACTGCTAC